CTACTCCGGGATGTAGCAGTTTCCGGCCGGCGGCAGCGGAACGGGAATGGACGCCAGCGGCGGAATGATGGCCGCAGGCGGCGGCGTATCGTCTGGGCTCCCCTCCCCTTCTTCGCCGAGCGGTTCGTCGAAGGCTTCGAACAGGTCGACGCGGCTGAGCCGGCGCTCCATTTCGGTCCAGAACAGGTCGATGTCGCGGTACCGCTCGGCCAGCATTTCTAGCCCCCACAGCGCGCCCACGGTGCAGTCCAGGACTTCGTTGCGGGTCGCGGAGTTGGGCTTGACCCATTTGTGGACGTGCTGGCCGCCGGCTTTCTGGGTGACGCGGACCTCGGCGACGAGCTGCTCGTAGAACGCCGGCGGGAGCTGGCTGGAAAAGTGGACGTAGCCGGGGCCAGGAGCCTCGACCTGGAGCCGTCCCCAGATGGTGTCCTTGGCCGCATCGGTGCCGATCCACCAGAGCTTGCAGCCGTTCTTGATCGGCTTTCCGGTGCGCTGCTTGACTTCCACCAGCGTCCGCCGGCTTTTGATGGGGCGGCCTTCCTGGGTTTCGCCTTTGGTGGCGTAGATCCGCCGCCGCTCGCGGGCCCGGCAGAAGCGGTAGGCCTGATGGGTCGCGTAGCCGGTGTCGATGCCGGCGATTTCGATGCCGACGGCGCCGCCGCGGGCATGGCGGTATTTCCGCGCGAGGTGTCCGTCGAGGATCTCCCAGTCGCTGTCGACGAAGGGGTTGATGTCGTGGATCACGCGGTAGTCGATGACCCACATCTCTTCGCCCCGGCCAAAGCCCCAGACGACCAGCTCGAAGCGGTCGCCCTGGACGTCGACGAAGGCGACCAGCACCAGCACGTCGCGCGGGACGGTCCGGAGCGGATAGGGCTCGGCGCGGCGGATGAGCTCTTGCGCGTCGCCTTTTTCGATTTCTTCTTCGAACGGCTCGCCCAGGGTGGTGTTGACGAAGGTTTTGAGGGCGGTTTTGTCGCCGGTGACGGCCTTGGCCAGCGCGGCGATGTATTCCCGCGCAATGTCGACCCAGGTGGCCTGCGGGCTGTAGCCGGTCCAGACGAGGAAGGCGATATGCTTGGGCGCGGGGATGAGGTGGCCTTCGGGGTCCCGGAATTGGCAGTCGGCATCGATCCAGGTGCCGGTGGCGGGGTTAAGGTAGCGCCCCTGGTGCCAGACGGAGAGGTATTCGGCCTGGGTATAGATGACGCCGCAGCCGGGGCACAGATGGCCGACGGTTTCGGGATCATTGTCGCGCCAGATGAAGCCGCGATCTTCCTTCTTTTCGCCCTTGCCGCCCCAGATGAGGGGGTGTTCGTGCCGGCAATGCGGGCACGGAATGTGGAATTGGAAGACTTCCTGCGCCTGCTTGACCCGCTCTTCGATGTGGGAGAGGTTGGCGATCTTGGGCGTGGTCCCGGCGATGATCTTGGGGAAGATGGCGCCCTCGATGCGCTTCTTGGCCAGGGCGAAGGGGGAGCCTTCTTTCTCGATGTCCTGGTCGAAGCCGTCCAGCTCGTCGAGATAGGCCACGTCGACCGAAATCCGGCGGTAGTTCTTGGCCGCGGTGCCGCCGCGAAGGTGGAGCATCGAGCCGATGAACTTCTTGGCCTTGAGGGTGTTGTCCTTGTGGCGCTGCAGGAACGACGGAAAGACCGTTTCCATCACCGGCACGTCGCGGAGCATGGGCTCCAGCTCGGTCTTGGTGAATTCGTCCCGGTCGGCGTCGGAGGGTTGCCAGAGCGCCTGGTTGCGCTTCTTGTGTTCGGCGAAATAGCCGATGGCCGCGAGGATCATCTTGGTGTAGCCGACCCGGGCGGATTTCATCATGTCGACTTCGACGATGTCGTCGTTGCCGAAGGCGTCCAGGATGGCGGTCTGGAACGGATAGGCGATCCAGCGGCCTTCGGTGTAGCTCGATTCCGTCGAGAGATAGAAGTGCTTGGCGGCCCACTGCGACAGCCGCTGCGGCGGCTGGACGCGCAGCGGCTCGAGGCCGGTCGTCACGGCCTTGATGATCCGATCGGCGACAAAGCGCCGGGGGTTATTCTTCGGTTGAGGCGCCATCATCGTATTCGTCGACATAGTCGGCCACGCGGATCGCCGCATCGGTCACCGCCTCGGTGCCGACCGACACCAGCATGTTCCGGGCTTTCGCCAGCTCTTCGCGAATCACGTTCAGCTGGTCGGCCGTCAGCGCGGGAAATTGCCGCTTGAGCTGGATCGGGATGCTGTCGAAGATCGACGCCATCTGCGCCGTCACCCGCGAGAGCACCAGGGTGATATTCTCGATCGGCGCCCATTCGCCGAGCTCGCGCTGTTTCTTGATCCTTGCCAGGAGCTTCTGCTCGCGGGCGAGGCCTGCGCGTTCCTCGGAGAGCTCGATGGACCGCCCAGCGGCCTGTTCGCGGAGATGCGAGCAGTAGGCTAGGAGCTGCTCGCCGAAGGGCTGCTCGGACCGAATCACGCCGCGCTTGATGAGCCCGGAAACCGCCGGCTCGGACACCCCGATAAGAACCGAAAAATCCCGCTGCGACACCTGACCATCCAAGTCAATCAACAACTTAACCCCCCTAGAAAAAATCCATAACTAGCCAAAACCCGCGAGCTTTTTGCCCGCAATGGGCGAAGGGGCTGGAAGGACCCGCGACGCCATCGGGTTGGCTCGCCGCCCGCGCTGACTGCCCGCCGATCGATAGGAAGTGGTCCACAGTCAGCAGCCGACCGATGACTCACTGTCACCTTGACGGCTTTGTATATCTCGGTGCTACGTCCCATCACGTCCTATTTACGTCTCTAAAAAAAGCCCTGTAACCCTAGTACGTCCTAAGCGTCCCATACGTCCCATGTGATTTCGTGTCCTCACGCGCGTTTCTCTGTGTCCTGATGGCCTACCCATGACATGCGCGCTCGCGCGTGTGAAAAAATATTTAACGGGACGTTCGGGACGCTTAGGACGTACGCGGCCTCCAGCGTGTTTTTATGCGCGCATAAACGGGACGCTTAGGACGCGTCGGACGATCCCCAATAACTCAACGGAATCCGCCAGGCCTCCGAGAACGCCCGGCGCGCATCATCCAGTGACGGCAATCGATACACCCACGGCCGCGAACTGCCCGTCCCAGGTCTCGTTCGCACGATGCCCCACTTGGCCAGCTTGATCCCCAGTTGCCGCGCATTGTCTATGTGCACGATCCGGTGCTTCTGACACCACCCGTTGTACTTGTCGCGCAACTCATCCGTGGGGATGGTCTCCGGCCAAAAATACCTGGGCTCATCGCCATACCCTTGATCGTCCTTCGTAATCCACCCCTGATCCAACAGCTCGAACCACCACTCGACCGTCGGTCCTCCCGACCGCAGCTTCAGATCCCATCCCGTCTCCCTGAGCGACGGCGGAATCATCCGTGGATGCCAGCCGGACAAATCGGTCTGCTCCAAGTAATACATCAGCGTCTCGTATCCGCCGTTTCGCAGCTCCTCCTTAATGGCATCGAAATACGGGTAATCCTCCTTATGCTCGTCCGACACGTCCAACACCACGAAGCGCCGGCAATCCGGCCCCCGAGGCACGACCCAATCCTCGTTGCTGGCGAGAATCAGATGCTTATAGTTCTTCACTTGTGCCGCGTTACGGTGCTTCTCCTCCATGAGCGACGTCTCGTCCGTAATCATCGCCTTGAGCGTGCCCTCCGCCTGCTTGTCGCCGCCCCAGGTCGCCTCATTGGCGAAAACCAGCAAGGCCTCGGACAAATGCCCATTGAACTTTCCCGCCAAATGATCGACATGCGTCAACTGCACGTAATGCACGGGATTGACCAGTACCCCCAAAACGTCGGCGAACGTATTCTTGCCGGTGCCTTGCGCCCCCCGCAGAACCAAGGCGGTGCCCGGAAGATCCGCCGGTTTTTGGATCATGTACGCCATCCACGACCAGACGTAGGCATACGCCTCGTCATCACCGTTGCAGATCACGTCGCGCACGTGATCGAGATAGCGCTGACACGACCCCACCATGGCCCCTTTGATACCGAACCCCTGCCACAAATTGAACACATCGGCCGGCGTTTCCTGCCCCGGCGCGAACACAATCCCACGGTATTCCCGCCGATCCGGGCTTTTGAGCCACGCGGTACCCCAATCGACATCCTCGCCGTTTACTCGAGTAAACCGGTTCTCGTAACGGGTCAGAAAATCCTGCCGGCCGGAAAAGGTCCGATACGGTCGATTGAAGATCGGGCAATCCTCCAGATTCATGATCCGCGCTTGGCCTTGCAGATAAACCACCGCGTGGCGCTCGTTCAGCCGATCGATGAACGATTCCCCCGCGCTCCCCTGGTCGCCATCCCCGCCCCCGCCGCCCCGCTTCGGCGTATCCGCCCTAAGCGCCGACACCGAGACGCCCACCTTGCCGGCGATCTTCTTCAGCAGAAACGCCTTGGTGGCTTCCTTCATCGACGAACCGTCGATTTCGACCGCCAGCACGTAGACGAGCTGGTCGAACTCCTCCGATTCCGCGATCCGCCGCTCGTACTCGAGGCGCGCCTCGTTCTCCGAGCGAAAATCCACCACGCGCGAAGCGCCGGACGTGTCCGGAGGCCTCGGCGGGGAACGGTGCGGAGGCCGCTTCTCCGGCGGATCCGACAGCCCCGCGGCATGCGCATCGCAGAACGATCTTGTTTCCGCCTCCACGTTCAACGGCGCCGCCTTCCCGGTCGTATCGGTCGGACGCATCAGCGAGCCGAACACCTTCACCGCGTAGCCGGCCCAATCTGCCGGAATGCCCCGGTGCGCGCATTCCCGCCCCAGCCACAACACCATCGCATGACGCCCGAGCGATGGATCCTCGTGCGTCCGCTTCGCCGCGCGGGAGGCCAGCTCCGTCACCGCCGCCCTGTGCGCGCCCGGATTCGTGCCTTCGTCCGGCGCGCGGGGTGCCGCCTTCCCGGCGGGCTCCAGGGGCGGGAACGCCTTCAGAATCTCCTCGGCGGAATACGGCAGCACGCCCGATTCGTGAACCAGCCGCACCTGGAACGGCCGGGCCGGGTCTTTCTGATGGAAGAATCCCGGCACCCGCAACACCCGCGCGATATCCTTCACGTTCGGGTCCGAGCCATAATCCCGGATCATCCGCTCCATCACCCCGGCGAACCGGTCCTTTTCCAGCCCATCCACCAGCCAATAGCGGTGGAACTTGCCGGGGCTCGATTCCACGATCATGTGCGGCTCCAGCGGGAACTCCTTGCCGCAGGGCGTATCCTCCTCGTGCCAGATCGCGCGGATCCGCGTGATGTTCTCCAGCTTCCGGCCCTTGCCATCGGTCTCGTTGACCGTGACGAACACCCCGGCCCCGCGCCGCTGCAACCGCAGCAGCGAGACCGTGCACTGATCGAGATGGCCGAAGAACTTCGCCGCCAGGCGCTTGTCCTTGCGGCTCTTGAGATCGTCAAAGGTCTGAAAGACGAAGGTCTCGGCGGTTTCGTCGAGGATTTCGAGAAACCGGCGAGCGGCGTCAAGATCGGGTTGAAGCGACTGGGTATCGGGCATCACCGCCGCGCACCCCGCAACTCCTCGAACCGATACTTCGCCCAGCCTGGCTTATAGCCCAAGGCCTCGCCGATCACTTTGAAATCGTCGAGCGTCCGGGCGTTCTGCTCGGCCTGAACCCGCCAACGGCGCATCTCGGCGCGTTTCTCGGGCGTCAGCTCGACCAAGTTACCGGCGCGATGGAACGGCATCGGCTCCTGCCCCGGTACCGGCGGCGGCGATGGGCGAGCCGACGCAAATGCCCGGTCGCACACCGGGCACTTGGACGAGCGCACGGGAATAAGGGCCTTGCAGGCATAGCAAGGCTTCAAATCGACCTTGGCCTTGCGCCTCACGCCCTCGAGCGACCACGCCACCGGCTCGGTCGGTAGGCCATGCCGGAGCGAATTGCCGGCGTGATCGAGGATGATCGCGCGATCCTTGCCGGGGCAGACCCTCAGCGCCCGCCCCATCTGCTGCATCGCGAGCGCGAAGCTCGCCGTCGGCCTGAGCAGGATCGCCGCCGTGACCGTCGGAATATCCGTGCCCTCCGATACCACGTTGCAGGACGCCAAGACGTGCAGCGCGCCGCGTCCGAGATCCCGGATCATCGCCGCCCGCTCCCGGTCGGGCGTCGAGCCCGTCAGCACCGCCGCCTGAAAGCCCGCCTTCCTGAAATCCTCGGCCACGTGCGCCGCGTGCTCGGTCGTCACCGTGAAGGCGATCGCCGGCGCCCCGCCGCAATGCGTCCGGTAATGCTCCACCGCATCGCCGGTCAGCGCCGCCTGATCCATCCGCGCCGCGAGCTGCCCGGTCACGTAATCGCCGCCCCGCTTATTCACGCCCGAAAGATCCGCCTGCTTGTCCGGCGCATAGACCACCGGCCTCGCCAAGCGGCCCCGGTCGATCAGCTCCTGGACCGAAGGCCCGACGACGATATCGTCGAAAAAGCCGTCCGCCGCTACCCCCAGCCCCTTGCCGTCCAGCCGGCACGGCGTCGCCGAAACGCCCAGGAGCCGCGCCCCGGCGTTGTGCTTCAGGATCTTGCCCCAGGTCGAATCCTTCGTCGCATGGTGGGCCTCGTCGATGATCACCAGGTCGAACCGGAAACGGCCCGTCTTGTCGAGCGGAATTCGCCGCGCCAGCGTTTGCGCCATGGCGACCTGCACCGGATGGTTCGACGGCGCGGACGACGGCGAAATGATGCCGTGCTCGACATCCCAGCCGCCCAGGGCCGCGGAAATCTGCGAAATCAGCTCCTTCCGGTGCGCCAGCAGCAGCACCCGGAGCCCCTTTTCGGCGGCGCGGCTCGTCATATAGGTAAAACAGACCGTCTTGCCGCCGCCAGTCGGCAGCACCAGCAGCGGCGCATCGAAGCCCGCCGCGTAGGAGGCCCTGAGACCCGACACCGCCGATTCCTGGTAATCGTAGAGTTCCATTAGGCGAGATCCATCTCCAATGCGGCCCGAGCACTGCGGTAATACGACGCCCGCGACTCAAGCCCGTGCAACCCGCCATTAATTCGGCGCGTGCAGCGCTCGAGGTCCGAGGCATCCGCCCAGCGCAACCCGTCGGCGCACTCGGTGAAAAACCACGCCGCCGAACGCGCGGCCGGTATTGGACTAATCAAGAGATCAGGGTGCGCGACGAGATTGAGCCCTAAAGCTTCGGCCGCCCTTCCGTAATTCGTCCGGCCGGTCAACTGGATCAGCCCGCGCCCGCGATATTTCCAGCCATCCCCGGTCCACTGCGCCCCATTGCCCATCCGGTTCGCGTAGATCCGGTTGGCGATGCGCTCAGGATGATGGGCATAAATCGAGGCGAGTTCCGGCGTGAAGTAATCGCCGAACACCTCGAGCAACCGCTTCGAGCTGTAGTTGAGATTCTCCTCGAGACGCGTAAACCCGGCGGACTCGTGCGCCACTTGTGCCACGAACATCGACTGACGTTTCGGCGTCGACAGACCGAACTCCGCCATCGCCGCATTCAGCACCGCCAGCCACTTGGCCGCGTCGACGCGGGGCACGATCTGGATCAGTTGGCGCTCCGTCAACACGCTCATGCGGTCCACATCCTCTGCGCATCGACCGTGCGGGTGAACGCCTCGGCTTCCGCGTACCACTGGGCGTCAAACTGTTGCTTGATTTGTTCCTCGACTTGATCCTTGACCGGGTACGCATCGATCGCCTTGACATCCTCAGCGCTCATCATCTTCGCCATCTTCCCGAAACCGAAAGATGCCGCGAGACCAACGGCAATCGCCGCAATCGCCATCCACAAACCGCCCATACGACTCCTCCCGGCCGCGCATCCGGCCCAAAACAAAGCCCAACCCGAACATCAGCAGCAAACACGCGAGCCAGCCGGCGAGGCCCGCCCAGAACAGCTCCGAAGCCGACCAGAACGTGCAGGTCATCTCGGCACGATCCAAAACAACGGCTTTTCCCAGCGCCGCTTCGGGCACGTCGGGGCGGCCGACTGCCGCCTACGCGACGGGCACGACCATTCCCGGTGCCCCTGCGTCAGCGCCGTCATCCGCCAGCCGGAGGCCTGAAGGCTCTTCCCGGCCTCGGTCTCCAGCGTGTACGTGATGATCCGGCGGTAGCCCATCTCCCGGGCCACCCGGGCCGCCGCGCCGTACAGCTTCGAGCACGCATTGCGCGTCCCGTCGGTACAGCAGCGCGTCACCTCCAGCGTGTAGCCGTCGTCCAGCACCCGGGAAACCGGACGGCCGACCACGATCACGCCCACCAGCGCCGCCGCGCGGCTGACGCCGATCCCGAACTTCCACCCCTGCGCCGGGCCATGGTGCCGATGGTGTTTCGCGATAAAGGCCTTCGCCTCCCGGAACGAAACCGGCTCGATCTGCAGCATCACGCCTTCTCCACCCGGTAGCCGAAGTCCTTGAGCACCTGCGCCAGCACCGGCACGATCTGGGCGGCCATCTTCGCCGCCTGCGCCTGCTTCTGCTCCTGGCCGACCAGATACGTCATCACCAGCCATTGCCCGATCAACTGGCCCTTGTCCCCCAACGCCTCGATCAGCGCCGGCAGCTTCTTCAAGGGAAAATTCGTGTTGTCCTTCTCGTTGGCCGAAAGCTTCCGGCTCAGCGCGGTTTCGTCCTTCTCCCCGATCCGGTCCGCGATCACCTTCAGGGGAATGCCGGACTCCTTCACCGCATGCCGAACCGCGTCCATCAGGTCCGGGAACACGTAAGTCACGTCCGCCGGAACCTCCAGCTCCACCTTCACCGTGCGGCTTGAAGACAGCTGAAGCATTTTCATCGCCCCATGAAGACAGCTGAAACGGCCGCGCCCCGGCTGGCCGCCGGCCCCGAAAACCGCCCGGCAGCTGAAAACAGCTGAAGCGGACGGACAAAAAAAAAGCGGCAGCTGAAAAACGCCGCGCGTGACCCTCCGCGTCGGATCGGCCATCCTGCCGCCCATGAACACGCTAACCGCAGACATAAAAAAGCCCGCCGCGCGGCCCCGCAACGACGGGCAGAGGAGGAAAGGCCGCCCCGCAACGAACGGCCGCTCAGAGACACAAAAAGAACCGCGCCGCCCTGTAGTTGTATGGGGGTTAGGCACCACAGACGGATGTTTCCGGCGCGGCTCGAAAAAGGCGGAGCCCAACGCCCGTGCAGCGTAGTGGCTGGGGAGGGATGCTGCCGGGAGGGAGAGCGTCGGGTTCCAAATGGTCAAAACGGAGGCTCCCGTGCGGCGTTCGCGGGTATCCGTCAGGGGGAGCATGGCCTGGTCTCGGTCGCGGGCGGTTGCGGTTTTGCCGTGCCGCGTATGTAGGCCCAATTCGCCTTGGGCCGCGTCATTTCGCAGGGAACAGCCCCGGCGGAGGCTTCTTCTATGGCTATCGCCAACTCCGCATTTGGCGTTCGATCGCCGCGAGCCACCAATCGCAGGTATTCCAGTGACGTAGGAACACGCCTTTTTACGCGCTGCACGAAGAGCTGCCGCTCGTTCCTGGAAAGAGATTTGAGATATTCACTTAGATTCATGCGCCGGAGCATATCAGATGATATTGACGCATTCAATATCACATGAAGTCTTATCATTTGATACAGACCGGCGTTTAATCGGCTACATGACGAAACTTACCGAGGTTCATCTAGCCAGGCTCACGAACCTAAAAAAGATTCTTCAGGAAGAATGCGGAGGCGTGATCGCGGAACTTGCCAGGCGCATAGGTAAAGACAGCAATTACACTCGATTCATCCTTAACCCCGATAAAACCGGCGGAAGGACAATCGGGGAAAAAATGGCGAGGCATATAGAAGAGTCGTGCGGGAAACCCATTTACTGGCTCGACCAACCAGAGAATGAAGGGGTAGCCACTGGTCCCCAGCGAGAAGAAACGGAAGCCATTAAGAGCCCGCCTTCCCCTAGCGTATTTGAAGACTTAAAAAATCAGACGACTTTACGAACGCTCGAAAGCTTACGACGCATCGAGAGGGCTGCGCGCGAAGGCCGGTTAAGCGAAGAGGATGCTGCGATCCTGGCCAGGATCGCGGAACTGTTCGCGGGCGAAACCGCGCCGAAAATAAACGAGACCGGGCGGGTCAGAAAGACCGGCCGCGGCCCGATCCAAAGCAAACTGACCCGGGACAAGCCCAAGAAGGCGAAAGGAAAGCGCAACGATGGGGAAGGATAGAGAGGGTGGCGGCGGTGATCGCAGATACAAGAACAACCCGGGCCGCAGGCTGTCGGACCAGCCTCACGTCAAACCTTTCACTATAGTCGGCAAGAAGCGCTGCTTCGACACCATCCAGGAGCTCGAAGAGCTTCTGGAACTGGCCAGGAAAGGCGAAATCGTCGGCATCGCCTACGCCATCCTGCGCCCGCGCCAGCGCTACGACATCGGCTACACCGGCCAATTCCTGGAATACCCCGACGCTGGAATAGGCCCCGTTTACCGGCTGCTGCAGGAACTGGCGTCGGACTAA